TGAAATAGCCTTTCATCTTACGGGTCTTTATCCTAAATGGTGGAAAGGTCGTATTTTCAGACAACCCATCACAGGATGGGCCGGTGGTGTTTCAAACGAAACCACCCGTGATATAGTACAGTTTGAATTATTGGGTTCCCCCGATGATCCAGAGGCTTTCGGGTCAGGCACCGTGCCAAAAAAACACATAATAAAGACCGAACGGAAGCCCGGTGTTCCCAACGCCAAAAGCGTAGCCCTTATTCGGCACGTTTCCGGGGGTAACTCATCTTTATTCTTCAAAGCCTACGAAATGGGTATTGAGAAATGGCAGGGAAGGTCTGTAGACTGCATCTGGCTAGATGAGGAGCCAAGCAGGGAACTGTACTCCCAAGCAGTAACGAGGACTCTGGACCGCAAGGGCATGGTATATATGACCTTTACGCCAGAACAGGGGATGACAGAAACTGTAGCCTCCTTTATGAACAACATAAAGCCGGGCCAGTCTCTGGACAACGCTACATGGGATGATGCTTCTGAGAGAGTCATGTCCATGAAAGGTAACCCCGGACACCTGAATGAAGCGGTCATGGAGCAGATTATCTCCTCTTATGCCCCGCACGAAAGGGAAATGAGGAGGTATGGAAGGCCCTCTATAGGCTCTGGGCTTGTATTTCCAATCCCAGAGGAGAAGATAATCATTGATCCCATCGAAATACAGGATCATTGGCCACGTATATGTGGGATTGACTTTGGTTTTGACCACCCTACGGCCTGCGTATGGGCTGCATGGGATCGGGAAGAGGATATGTACTATGTTTACGACTGTTACAGGCAGGCAAAGGCTCCGCCTGCTGTTCATGCCCAGATTATACGCAACAGGCCCAACTTTATCCCCGTTAGTTGGCCCCATGACGGCAATAGACGAGATTCTATGGGTAATCCTGGTCTAGCGGAACAGTACCGCAATTTAGGCTGTAACATGCTCCCTTTTCACTTTGAAAACCCCCCTGCTTTGGGGGAGAAGAAGGGTGGCAACTCTATAGAGGTCGGAATTATGGATATTCTCCAGAAAATGGAGAATGGACAGCTAAAGGTGTTCTCCACTTTAGGAGAATGGTTCGAAGAGTTCCGAATGTACCACAGAAAAGAGGGGAAGATTGTTCCTTTAAGGGATGATCTTATGTCAGCTACGAGGTATGCGCTTATGTCCATGCGATTTGGCGTATCTGGTAACGACCCACAATGGACAAAGGATTTAGAATATCAGAATTATGGCATCATCTAAAATTACAGAAGAAGAACTGGTCACAAGAATTCGGGGAGAGATAACCGATTCTTTAGGCTATTTGGGAGATACTATATCCCAACAGCGCGAAAAGGCTATGCAGTATTACTATGGCCTTCCCTTTGGTAATGAGGTTGATGGCCGTTCTCAGTTTGTAGATACAACTGTTGCAGACACTATAGAGTGGATAAAGCCCTCTTTGATGCGGATATTTGCCTCCGGGGATAACATGGTGGTTTTTGAACCGCATGGGCCCGAAGACGTAGAAGCGGCTAAACAAGCCACTGATTACGTGAACTATGTATTTCAGAAGGATAACAATGGATGGGAGATTCTCTATTCATGGTTCACCGATGCTCTCTTATCTAAAAATGGGGTTCTAAAGGTCTGGTGGGATGAGACTAATGAACATAATCGAGAGGAATACTCAAACCTTACTGATGATGAACTAGCTGTTCTGGTTAATGATCCTCTGGTAGAAGTCATAGAGCATACGGCTCCGGGCGAAACATACGAGGATTACGGGGAGGAGTACGCAGAAGGCCATCATGTAGTTATCAGCAGGGACTTGAGCAAGGGTCGTATTGCAGTAGAGTCTATTCCCCCCAGTGAGTTCCTGATATCTAGGGAATCAAAAACTATTGAAGATTCTCGTTTCGTGTGCCATAGGGTGATAAAGACTCTCTCTGAGTTACGCGAGATGTACCCTGATAAAAACCTAGATGTAGAGGATATGAGGGGTGGTGGGGATGACATGGCAACCTTCTCAGGGGAAAGGCTGGAAAGGTACATGTTTGACAAATCCGCCAAATACTGGGAAGGATGGGGCGGAGATGACACCTATGGAGAAGACGGGTTAAGGACTTATTGGCTTCATGAATCTTACATCAGGACAGACTACAATGGAGATGGTATTACAGAATTAAGGAAGGTCTGTACCGTGGGTTCACTTGTCCTTGCTAACGAAGAGATAGATCGGATTCCATTTGTATCAATCACCCCAGTAAAGATTCCGCACAAGTTCTTTGGCCTTTCGGTTGCAGACCTTGTTATGGACTTACAGTTAATCAAGAGTACATTGTTACGTAACCTCATGGATAACATGTATAACCAGAACTTTGGCCGATATGCGGTTCTGGAAGGACAGGCAAATCTTGATGACCTCCTGACCCAAAGACCGGGCGGTGTAGTTAGAGTTAAGTCTCCGAATGCTATCACCCCACTAGCCACGCCTTCCTTGGAACCCTATTCCTTCCAGATGCTTGAATACATTGATGGGATACGAGAGTCTCGCGCAGGTGTAAACAAATACTCTCAAGGACTCAACGATAATGCCCTTACTTCTCATACTACTGCTACTGCTGTTAATTCTGTAATGACTGCTGCTCAGTCCAGAGTAGAACTCATTGCAAGAAACTTTGCAGAGACGGGAGTTAAGGACTTAATGCTTTGTATTTACGAACTCCTCCAGAAGAACCAGGACAAGGAAAGAGTTGTTAAGTTGAGAAATGAATGGGTTCCGGTACGCCCAGACATGTGGAGAGATAAGATGGACTGTACCGTAGCCGTTGGCCTTGGACACGGAAATAAAGACCAACAGCTTATGCACCTCACCTCCATGCTTCAATTTGCCGGAGAAGCCATGAAGGGAGGGCTGAAGATAGTCAGTGAGAAGAATATGTACAACATGGGAGCCGCTCTATTAAAGAACATGGGTTTCCAGAATGTACAGGACTTCCTAACTGACCCTGAACAAACGCAACCAGAAGGGCCATCTCCAGCAGAACAAATGGCCCAGATGGATATGCAACTTAAACAGAAGGAACTTGAAATAAAGGCTGCTGATGTTCAGGTGAAGATGCAGAAGATTCAGCAGGAGTACCAGAAGGACGCAGTAGATGCACAACTGAAGGTACAGGAACTGAGTCTTGAGCGAGAACAAAATAGGGCCGTAGCTTTAGGAGACACATAGTGGGTAAGCGCGTAAAAACTGGACCTTATAAAGGCTCTACCCAGCATAGGAGAAATCTTATGCGTAAGCGTACTTTTGAGATTACCCCTGAACTTGGGCCTACAGGTGGGGGAGGCAAGCATCCTCGGAAGGTACTAGCCGAGAAGCGTGCTGCAAAGAAAAAGTTGAATGCAGAGAAAGAGCTAAACAAACTGATAAGGCAGTAAGTATGGCACCTGACGAAAGAGAACGCAGGGCTAAAGCCCTGATGAATGACCCGCTGTTTGTGGAGTCATTTGAAACATTAAGAAAAGAATTATTGAGCGAGTGGGAGCATAGCGGTTCCCACGACATAGATGCGAGAGAATCCATCTGGTTAGCAATAAGGCTGCTAGAAAGGATACACGGCCATATAAGGTCCATTGTAGAGACAGGACACATGGCCGAAGTATTAGAAAAGCAACACCCTTACTTATAGGAGAATTAAAATGGCGGATACGCAAGAAGCCCCGCAAACAGCCGTACAACCAATACCTGCGCTAGGAGGAAGTGTTACAGAAGCGCAAGAAGCCCTGCTTGGACTAATGGAATCCGAAGAGGAGAAACCAAGGGAAGAGGAGGTCGAACCCACTGAAGTTGAAGAGTCTCAACCTGAAGAGGAAGACGAATCATTGGAAGGGGAGTCCGAGGAGGAAGAAGATGTTGACTCTGAGGACGCTGATGAAAGCGAGGAGGAAGTGGAGGATTTGTACGCAGTCACCGTAAATGGTGAAGAGCATACAATACCCCTTGACGAACTCCTAAAGGGATATTCGCGGCAATCAGATTATACTAAAAAAACCCAAGAACTGTCTCAACAACGGCGTGAAATGGAGACACTCCAAGAACAATGGAGTTCCGAAGTAGCGCGGATTCAGGCAGAAAGACAGCACTATATAAATTCTTTGGAATCTGCTGTACAAAGTTCCATAGGTCAGTTGGATCAATTTGCCAGTATAGATTGGAATAAACTGAAGGAGGAGAACCCTCTTGAATTCATCACCAAGCGTGATGAGTACAGGGAAGCCGAATCACACATACAGCAATACAAGACCCAACAGGCCCAAGCCGCACAGATGCACGAAGCAACTGAGAAGGAAGCCCACGCTAGGCTCGTACATGAGGAGCAGGGTAGACTTGTGGAGATACTACCAGAGTGGGGGGAAGCCCCCAAAAGGAAGGCTCTTGGAGAAGAACTAAAGGCTTACGCTATTTCGGAGGGCTACAGCCCGGAAGAGATACGAGGACTTGTGGATCATCGTAACTTCTTAACGCTTTACAAAGCCATGAAGTACGATAAGGCATCCTCTCCAGAAGTTGTCAAGAAGAAGGTGAAGAATAAACCCCGTGTGATACGTTCTGGGCGTGGAACAGACAATAGAGATGCTAAGAAGGCACAACGTGCTGAATCAATGAAACGTCTTCGGGATACAGGCCATGTAAATGATGCGTCTGCACTCCTAGAGGATTTTATAGACATTTAACTAAAGGAGGGAAATGCTATGGCAGTTCCTACAAATACTAGGGAAACCTATGGTGCCATAGGTATCAGGGAAGACCTCAGTAATATTATATACAACATCAGTCCTATGGACACGCCGTTTCTAAACGGTTGTGGTCGTGGTTCTGCTGACAACACCACGTTTGAGTGGCAGACAGATGAGTTGAAGACTGCGGCTACTAACATGCAGATTGAGGGTAATGATTATGCCTCTACTGCTGCGACCGAGCCACGCCGTTTGACCAATTACACCCAAATTTCGGCCACACAGGTCCAAAGTTCAGGAACTGCGGAAGCGGTCGATTTTGCGGGTAGGAAGTCAACTCAGGCTTATCAGTTAGCAAAACGCGCTAAAGAAATGAAGCGTGATATGGAGTACATGTTACTCCAGGGTACGGTCAAGGTTCTTGGTTCTTCTGGTACTGCTAGAGAAACCGCTGCCTTTTCAACTTGGGTCGGAACCAATGACGCGTCTACGTCAAATGTTGTTGCTGCTTCTACTGGCGCTGGCATTACTAATAGTGGTGCTTCAACTTATCC